CGAAGGGCTGAAGAGGCGGGGATCAGGCCGCCGGAGCGTGCCAGATCGTGAAGTCGATGCGCTCGCGGTAAACGATGCCGGTCTCGATGCTCTCGAATGACGAAGCGAGCCGATCCACGAACGAGCGCTGAAACGATGTCGCGCCGACGATGGCGACCGGGACAAGCGCCGCGATTACGAGCTCGCGAAGATCCCGCGCCTGCTTTTTGTCGTCCGCCCAAACATCAGCCTGAACCTGCGTCCCCCGCAGATCCTGAAAGCCCTGCATATGCTGCGGCCTGGCGTCGTCGATGTAGTCCAGCGTGATCGCCGGCAACGCCGATGCTTGCGGCCTGTCGCCCCATGCGATCGAGCCGCGTTTGGCGAGCGCCGAAATGCCGGCGTCCGCGAGGAGGCGGGCGCGAAGGTCTTCTTCCATCGCCTCACCTCGCCGCTAGTCGGGCCGTCTTTGCCGCGGCTCTGAGCGCAGCGCTGTCGATCTGCAGCCACATGTAGAAGCCGAGATCAGTCTGCGCCCGGTCGTGCGTCGCTTCCCAGGCTGGCCGCATGAAGGGCTGCGGCCTGTCCTTGAAGCTGCCGAACTCCATTTCAATGTCGTGCTGATGCCCGGCGGTGCGCGTCGGGCCGACATAGACGGTGACGTCGCCAGGCATGGCGAACGGGTTGTTCTGATGCGAGGCCGTCTTGCTGCTGACCTCGATCACTTCGCGCAGGTGCGGCGCCGGGTCGTTTTCGTCGTACGGTGCCAGCGCACTTGCCCGCCCGCGCATCGGCTCGGCGGCCTGTGCCAGCGCCCGCCGAACGACGTTTTTCTGCGTCGCCGTCTTCACCAATTCCTTGAGCGCCGCCTCGAGATCGGCAGCGCCTTCGAACTTAGCCTGCAGGCTCACTGTCGGCCTGCGCGGCCCCGGTGATCACGATCTCGTCGCGCCTCACCTCTTCGGTGTTCGTGATGTCGTAAACGTGGCCGCGGTAGCGCAGCCGGTGCTGTTTTGGGTCGAGCGTGAAGGCGCTCGGGCGGCGAATGCGGAATTTCTGCGTCTGAAACGCGGTACGCTGACCCGCAGCGATCTTCTCGGCGCCGGACAGCGGCACAAGGGCGGCCTTGCGGTCACACAGCCGTGTCCAGCCTTGCTTGACGCGCAGGCCGTCGTCCTCGTCAGGCCCGAGCTGCTCAATCGTGATTTTACGATCGAGCAGCCCTGCCTGCATCAAGGAATTGTCGGCTTGCATTAGAGCGAGACGCCCGCCGACTGAATGTTGAGGTTGATCTGCGTCGCATTGATCGCGAAGCCGAGGAACGAGGGGAAGCAGCCCGTCACCATGTCAGCGACCGGGCAGACGCCGCCGGGATTGGCCGACAGGTAATAGCCGACGCCAGGCGTCACCGCGGTGCCGATCGTCACGGGTCCCGAGGTCTGCACCGTGATCGGCTGACCGCTGGCCGCATTGTCGAGCGCGACGCCGAACGGAACACGAGCCGCCGCGGTGCCGCTGTTGCAGTCGGCCAGCTTGAAGGTGTTCGTGGCGCTGTCGAGATAGACAACCTGGCCGGCAGTGATCGCCGCACCGGCAATGCCTTGGGTCTTCGTGGCGTTCGTGCCGGGAACGACGTTTGCAGCAGTGATGACTAGGTCCGCCAATGTTTCTCTCCTACAGGAGCAGGGAGACACGGCCTCCCTTGCTGATGTTTTCTTTCGCCCAAAGCGGACGCAAGTTCGTCAGAGCCCACGCCCGCGCGAAGTCGGGATCCGAAGGCTCGGAATAGTTGAAGCTCGCCAGCGGCACGATGTGATCGACGTGCCACTTGCCGTAATTTTCCCAGCCCATCCCGCGCCGAAACTGGCGCTCAAGGTGAACAATTAATTCTTCGACGGTGAACTTCAGAAGCGAGAACGCAGCCTCGCCATTCTTGCGGCCTCGCAATGCCCTATGCAGTGCGCGCGCCACGTTGTTCTGCAGCTTGCCTTTGGCGGTCGCGCGATGCCGGCGCATCGCCTCTCGCGTAAGCGCACGATGCTTGTCGAGATTGTTCTCAATCCATTTCTTGCTCAGCTCCGCGCGCCTTGCGCGGGTGCGAAAATGATATTCACGCTGATAAGCAACCCGGCGCTCAGTCGTGAAATAACCGTTGGAGCGGCGAGCATCTTTGCCAAGTCGCTCGTACCAACTCTTCGTGTATTCTCTTCGGCACTGCTTGCAGCGTGCGCTCAGGCGGTCTTTTGTCGACCTGTCGCTACTAAATTCCGCGAGCGCCTTTGTTGTATCGCACCTGCTGCAATACTTTGTTTCCATGACTGAAGGCTAGACGCAGAAACGGCAGATTTCCAGCGTATTTATGACCTTCGGAAGTTGGCGAGTAGTGCGTCGGAAGCGTTCGGCAGCGGATCGAACCGCCCGCCGATGAGGAAATCTTGCCGCGTGTCGAACCACTGAGCGAGCATCAGCCGCATGGCTTGCATGATCGGCTTCGGCACGACGGTGTAGCCGACAACAGCGCTGACCTGGACGGCGTCTTCGGCAACGCGCGTCGACGGCCACTGCTTGTTGTAGGCCAGCCGAAGGCGCGGCCGCAGGACGTCAGCGCTGACGTTCACGAATTCATAGGTCGCCGGATCGAGCGTCTGCAGCACCCCGTTCGTGTCGAGATATTGCACCTGCGTGATCGACTGCACCGGCGCTTGCGTCAGGTTCTGCAGGCCGGTGAAGCACGTGAACGTCATCGTGACGGCCGCCGGGACAAGCCGGATGCCGCAATATTTCTCGACATGCTCGCGCGTCGTTTGAATCTGATCGAGGATCGTGTCGTCCTCGTCGTCATCTTCATAGCGGATCCACGACTTCGCCATCGCCAGCGTGACCGGCTCTTCGCCGATCGGCAGGATGGCCGTCTCACTGTAGGTCCGTCCGGCGCTCGTCGTGATGAGGCAGGTGATGATGCCAGGCGTGCCGAGCGTGCCGCCCTGCAGCCAAACCTGAACCTGCGTCCCGTTGATCGCATCGCTGTTCTTCGTGACGCCCGAGACGGTGACGGTGCGCGTGGCGATCGTCTCGCCGCCCTTCACGTCGAGCACGCCCGCGAATTCGAAGGCGAAGTCCTCGACCTCTGCCGGAGCCTTGGCGGGCCAGTAAATCATCCGACCCTCCCTGCTCTTGCTACCATGCCCGTTCGCGGCGTCCGTCCAGCTGCGGCGATCCGGCCGCGCTGGTGAGCCTGCCCGAGCCTCGCCTGCCGGAAGCCCGACACGTCGCGGTGCGGCCGCAGCACTATCGCCACTCGGCCTGCAGGACGGCTTGCCGGGAACGTCCCGATGACGGCGTTGTCGAGCGCGTCACCAGCCGTTGCCTGCTCACCGAGCGCCGCCGCCGCAGTCTCGGCTGCCGTCAGAGTGTCATTGGCGGCGACTGTCTCGCCAACCGCCGCTGAGAAACTCGTCGCGGCCGTTTCACTCTCGCCCGCCCCGGCAGTCTCGCCGAGCGTCGCCGCTTCGACATTGCCACCAGAAACCGCGCCTGAGGCCGCCACAGCCTCACTGAGCGTCGATTGCGCGGTTTGGGCGCTCGTGATGCCCGCGCCAGCCGAAACCGCTTCAGAGAGGCTTGCAGAGGCCGTCTGCGTGCTGCTTCCCGCGTCGGTTGCCGTCGAGCCTTCAGAAACCGCCGACCCGATGACCAGGCCGACACCGAGCGAAGCAGCCGAAGCGAGGCTTTCGCTCAGCGTGTCGTTGTAAGTCGTCGCGCCGGTCGAAACCGTGGCACCGGCCGCTGCACTCTCGCCGAGCGTGTTCGGCATGGTCGCCGAACTTGTCTCAGCATCCGCAGCCGTGGCGCTTTCCGAAAGCGTGTTCGGCGCAACCTGCGCGCTGCTCTCGGCGTCTGCCGCCGCTGCGGTCTCACTGACCGCCGGCGCCCAAGTAACCTGTGTTGCCAGTGCGGCGCCGCTGGCCGCTGTTTCGTTCAGGCTCGAAGCGATCGTGACGCCGCCCGAGAAGCTCGCGGCCGAAGCGGCGGTCTCGGTGATGGAGTCGTTATACGTCGTCGCGCCAGAGGTCTCGGTGTCAGCCGGAGTCGCGGATTCGCTCAGGCTGGCGGTGATCGTCGTCCCGCCGGTGACAACAGCACCCGCCGCCGCGCTTTCACCGAGCGCGTTCGGGAACGTCCCCGAGCTCGTCTCAGCGTCGCCAGTGGCGGCGCTCTCGCTGAGCGGCGAAGCAAACGTCTGCGTCGCCGTTTCGCTATCGCCAGCGGCAGCACTTTCCGCGCGCGCCGCCGTGATGACCAGGCCAGCGTTCAGCGCATCGGCACTGACCGCCGTCTCGCCGAGCAAGTTGCCGAAAACGCCCGTGCTCGTGACCGCGTCCGAAGCCGCCGCACTTTCAGCGAGCGCCGGTCCCCAAGTGACGACAGTCGTGGACGAATCGGCCGCCGCAGCCGTCTCATTGAGCAACTTCGTGATGAGCAGGCCGCCCGTGAGGCTGTCTGCCGCCGCGCTCGATTCCGCGAGCGTGTTGACGAACGTCTGAGCGCTTGTCGAACTGTCGGCAGCTGCTGCTGTCTCACCGATCGGAACGCCGAAGGTGCTTCCAGCCGGATTGAGGCTATCCGCTGCAGCCGCGCTTTCGCTGTCCGTCGGCGCAAACGTCTCGGTATTGGTCTCGCTGTCGCCGGTCGCGGCGGTTTCTGTCAGCGTGTCGTTGTAAGTGGTCCCGCTCGCAGCGGCCTTGAGCACCAGAATGATGCCGGCCCAAATCGAGCTGGTAATCGAGCAACTGAAGGTCGCAGCCGCAGTCTCTGCGCCGGATGGCGAGAGTTGGTTGACGATAATGCCGCCGCCGGCACCCGTCGCGCTGCTGGAATTGACGATGAACGCGTTCGAGCCGCTGACGTTCGACCAAACCGGAGAAGTGTTGGTCGAGGCCGTGGTGCTGTCGCGATCGGTGGCGATGATCGCCAGCGCCAGGTCGTTGGCCCCGACTGCCGACGTTCCGAACGCGGTGTTCAGGCTAACCGAAGTCGTCGCGGGCGAGGCCGTCCCGGCCATCGTCCGGACCATCGGCGTTGTGCTGTCGAGTCCGCTGAAGGTCAGCAGCACCGCATTCTGGTGATCGCCGCTGTCGCTGATCGAAACGCCGGAACTGATGTCCGTCGAGGTGATATTGACCTTGCGAAAGACCAGCAGATTAGTGGCGCCGGCAGCGCCCGCTGTTCCTACGCCGGGGTTGTCAACAAGGGTGAACCCGGTGGGCGTCGTGATGCTCTGATTGGCGGTCTCGACAATCAGGAGCGCAGTATCGCCCGCTGTTGCTCCTGTCCCAAATGTCGCCGTGGTCGCAGAAAGACTGCTGACCATTGTCCCGACCGAAGTGCGGGTTGCGGCCATTGCCCCGCCCTCCGGTCAGAATCAGGTCAAATTAGGTGAAGCTGACGGTTAGCGTGACGTTGAGCGTGTCGCCGCTGACGACGCTGCGGGATGCCGCGAAGTCGCCGGCGCTGTAGAGAATGCCGGTCGTGCCAGTGTTCACCGACTGAACGAAAGCGCCCGCGACAGTCGCCGTGGCATTGATCGTGTAGCTGACTGCTGTCGCGGTGTTCGATCCCGCCGAGCTCGTGCCGAACGTGATCGCCGGACGGTTGCCTGAGTACGGGTTAACCTCCGACCAGCCGGCATGCGAGGCGGCCGTGTCGCCAGCAGCCGCCGAGCCCGTGCCCTTGAGGCCGAGAAACCAGCTCGCGGTGTAGGCCGAACCCTTGAAATATTTGTCGAGCAGGTCGTTCTTGCCGACCGTCGTAACCAGGTTGTGGATCCGCTCGTGCCAGCGGACATGCCCGTCGGCGGCGCGATCGGTGATGTCGTAGATGAAATGCGGGCCAGCGACGACCTCGACCTGGCCGGGTCGCGCGACCATCCCTGCGCCAAAATGTGCGCTCGCCTGCGCATGCTCGACGCCAGCAAAGGCGGGGCTGACAAGGCCGCTCAGCAGCAGCGCCAGCGAGCAGAGGAATGTCGCGAACTTCTTCATGGCTTTTCATCCTTTTCAATGAGGTGCGGCAGTTCCCGGCCTTCGGTGCTTCATGCGCGCTCGAAAGCACGACCCAGGCTCACCGTTGACTTCGAAAAGCAGGACGGGCGTTCAGGCCGCCGCCGCAGTCGGCCCGGGGAAACGCCCGGGCATGAAACTGATTATTCGGCGGCCGGCTCTTCGGCTGCCTCAGGCGCCTCATTCTCGACGCCGAGCGTCTTCGCGTAGGCGACGGCGGCCGGATCTGCGTCCGCCCAACCTTCCTTCACGCCGCGTTCTGCGTCAGCGCCGGTGACGACAGAATCGGCCTTGAAGCCATCATGATTGAGCAAAACTCGCGCTTCGGTTGCTTTCGGCATTTGTCTTCCTCCTTGCCGGAACGCCGTTGATCGGCGCTCGGGGAAAGAGGAGAGGGCCGGCCATCGCTGGCCGACCCCCTCATTTGACGCTGAATTAGGTAGCGCTGTTCGCGTAGTAACGAACGGCGCCGCCGACGTCGGTCAGGTTGCCGCCGGAGCGCAGGAAGGCGAGGAAGCCGACCTGGCCATTCTTCGCATATGCAGAGTCCGTGAAGCGGAACATCTGCATGTCGAGCACGTCGCGGATCTTGTAGAAGCTGAAGTCTCCGTAAAGGATCGACTTCGCATTCGCGGCCATCGTCGCAACGTCCTGGTTGATCTGGATCGGATCACCGAGCAGCGAGTCAGGAATGCCGCCGGCCTTGCCGCTGGCCGGGATTGCTTCCTCATAGCCAGGTATGAAGAGAGGCCGGCTCTGTCCGTCCTTGATCTTGCGGATGACCTTCACCGAGGAGTCGTTCATCATCCAGCCGCAGTTGCCGAGCTCGCGATAAGCCGGATCGACACTGTGCTGCAGGTCGATCAGATCGTCATAGATGACGGTCGCGGTCTGACCTGTCGTCCCGGTCTTGCCGACGCTCGAGGCGGTGACGATGCCGTTCGGCTCGCCGCTGCCCGACCCGACCGTGAACTTCGTGTTCGTGATACGGCCGAGACGCATCGCCAGGCGGCGATTGATCCACGCCTCGATGTCGACGACGCTGTCCTGCAGCAACTCGATCGGCACCGCCACGACCTTCGAACTGAACTTGAAGGTCGAGAGGGTGACGCTGCCCATCGAAGGATCGAGAGCAGCAGCTGTCGCGTTCTGCGCGAGGATTTCTCCGGTCTCGCTCGTGCCATCGGTCGTCGGGAAGTTGAGATCGTTACCCGCGGAGGTCTGGAACACCTCGGCGACCTTACGCATCCCGCCATACTGCTTGAGCAGTTCGATGAGCTGCGCTGCGATTTCAGTCGGGACCGAATAACCGCCCTGCGAGCCCGTCGTGGTCGACATGGTGTTGCGGATGGCGATCGTCTCTTCAGCCGACAGCCCTTCCGTGCCGAAGCGCGCCCATTTGGCCCACAACTTCATCCCGTCCGACTTGTTGTCGACGCCAAGCTGCAGCGCGCGCTCTGAAACGCTCGAATTCAGCGCATCCTCGGCAACCCGGGCATTCATGTCGGTGATGCGCTTGATGCGAGCGTCGAGTTCGTCGATTTCCGCGAGGCCGGCGTCATAGACGCCCTGCTTCGTGTCATTCCACGCCTCGTTTTTGTTAGAAACGAGGTCGTGCAGCTCCTTAGCCTTTGCCGCGCGCTGCTCGCGGAGAGCCTGAATGCTCATTGCTTCAATCTCCTTGGGGATAAAAAATACCCGCCAAAAGGCGGGCCCGGTGCTCTGCGTCGGCGCGGCTTGCGCTTAGGCAGCTTGTCGGAGGCGTAGGCCGGCGACACGCTGCCGCTGTCCTGCCTCGATCTCTTCGGATTCCGCGGCGGCGCGCGACGCTTCGTCGTCGGCCACCTTCGCCCTTAGTTCGGCCAGTTCGGCACGAAGCGCTTCCGCTTCGCGGTTCGGCTCGCTGCCGGGCGCGCGCTCATATGCGCTCAGATCCCAATCGACCCGCGCCTTCGGCTTCTCTTCGGCCTGCTCGTCGGCGAGGCCAAGATCGATAGCTTCCTGCGCGCTCAACCAGGTCTCGCCAGCCATCATCTTTGCGAAGTCAGCTGGATCCACGCCGCGGCGCTGGGCTGCCGCCCCGTACGCATCGACGATCGTGCCGTCGATTTTGTCGAGGAGGTCGGCCGTCGACCGGAAATCGTCCGAATTCCCGATGTCGATCGTCCAAGCCTTATGGATCATCTGCATCGAGCCCGGCGCCATGACGGTCTTGTCAGCGACAGCGGTCAGGAATGTTGCGGCCGATGCGGCGATGCCGTCGACGTGCGCCGTCACCTGCCCCGGATAATCGCGGATCGCCTGCGCCATCGCCTTGGCGCCGAACACGTCACCCCCCGGAGAATTGATGCGCAGATCGACGTCGCCGCTCATCCCCTTGAGGGTCTGGACAAAGCTCTCGGCCGACACGCCGCCGAACCACTCTGCGTCGGAATCGGCGGAGACGATCACATCGTAAAGGTAGATCGTGTTGCCTTCGGCCTTGAACTCACCCTTCTTCGCGTTGCGGGCGAGCAGGTTAAGCAGCTTGCGGTGCATTGTCCGTCGCTCCTTGCTTTGCGTTTGGATCCTGTGCCGGGGCGAGTGAGCCATGCGCCGGCGAGCGAGTGAGGTTGAGCTTCGCGCGAACCTCTTCGGCCGTCATGAAACCCGGCTTGCCTTGGCCACCGAGGGCGGTGCTGAAGGCGCTGAAAAGCGTCTCCATGCTGGCTTTTTCGAGCTCAAAAGTGTCGAATTCGACGAATTTTGCAGAGGTTCGGAAGAACTTGCGGTTAATTTCCTTCTCGATCTTGGTCAGGTGCTGGCGAAGCGTGAATCGCACGAAGCCCTGGCCCATCGTCTCGATGCCGCTGCCCCAGCTAGTCGTCTTTTCCATCTGCCCGATCATGAAGGGCGGGACTCCGTAGATTCGGGCGATTTCCTCGACCGCGAACTTGCGCGTTTCGAGCAGCTGCGCTTCTTCGATCGGAAGGGTCAGCGGCTTGGCTTCAAAGCCGTTGCCCAGCACCGCCGGCCGGTGAGAATTTTCGAGGCCCCCATATTGCCGCACCCATTCGTCGCGGATGCGATCGGCAGTCTCTTGGTTGATCGCCTGGTCGGACTTCAGAATGATGTCGGGCCGCGCGCCATTGGCAAAGAAGCGAGCCGCGAATTCCTGCGTCGCCAAGCCGACGGCGCCGGTCATCCTTAGCTGGTGACGGAGCGGCGAAAGGCCGCGAAAACCGTTAAAGCCGAAGCCGGGGACATGCAGAATGTCGTCCTGGTCGTAAACCTCGACCGCACCCCATGGCCGAGCAGTTAGATAGACGAGCCGCCTGTAATCGGCCGAAGGCAGGATCGTCGTTGCAAGCGGATGGATTGGATCCAGCCCCTCGATCGTGCCGGCGTTCAGGCTCTTGTTCGGCTTCCGCTGAATTATCGCCAGGCCATCGCCGTGCAGCAGCAGCGACTGCCCGATGTATTCCCAGCCGTTCGCGGCATTCCACCGCGGCGAAAATTCCTCGTTGAGCGTCCACCAGAGCGGGTCGCCATGGATTTGCTGGCTCTCGCCTTCACCCTGACGATGGTAGAACTGCGTCGTCAGCGCCGAGATCGCGCCAGCAATGAGGTTCACACACGAGAAAATCGCCGAGACGGTAAGAGCCGTCTGCTCGCTGACCAGCGGAAGCCCGACGATCCCTGACGTCCCGAAAAGGTCAAACCAAGCATCGCTGCCGGGGACGTAGCTCGCGATGGGCGTTTGCGGGTGGCTGTTATAGACCGGATCGCTGTAGCGCGGGCTGTCGTCAATCCACGCCGCGAGCGCTGAACGCAGGCTCACATGAACACCTGCAGCTCCAGGGGAGCTTCGACCTTTGCTCCCATCGCCACCCCCACTGCCATGATCAGCGACACGATGCCGTCGATCTTGTCGAACGACCGGCGCTTGTCCGGCTTGCGATTCCCCGCCTCGTCGCGCTGCACGATCAGGTTCGACGCCTGCCAACGAAGCACTGGAGAGCCGCCATGCTTGAGCTTGCGGTCGATCAGCAGCGTCTCGAACTGATCGAATGCCGGCGCCATTTCCTTGAAGCCCTGGCCGAACGGCGACAGCTTCGCGGCAACCTCGCCCAAGTTCTCATCCTCGAGCTGCTTGACCAGATCCTCGATCCGCCAGCGGTCGAAGCCGATGCCGATGACGTTGAACATCGTGCAAGCCCACAAGAGCTTGCGGATGATCGAAGCATTATCCCGGGCCCGTCCTGGCGTCGCGATGATGTGCCCTTCGCGCTCCCAGGCGTCGTAAGGCACGCGGTCAGTCTCGACCCGCTGCCTGATCCTTTCCCGCGGCACCCATTGCCACGTCCATGAAGCGCAGACTTCCGGCCAGTAGAGCGACATCGCGCACAGATCGCTGGTCGAGCCCAGGTCGAGCCCGCCGAAGCATTTCATCCCCTTCAGGTCGTCAAGCTCGACGCGCGCCTCGCATGCATCCCAATCGGCGCGGTTGATGGCCCGCTCGACGGCGTCCACACGCTGATTGAGGTACAAATTCCTGAACGCGCTTTCGAAGCTCGGCGTTCGCATCGCCCGCTTCGCCAGCGTCTCGAGGTCCGTCTCGTCGCGGAACACGCCGAGCGCCGGATTCGACGTCAGCCATGCTTCGCGATCGAGCAGGTCGCAGCCTTCCGGCGAGGCATACACCCGGCAGACGAACGTCGCGTCATCGTGCATGCCGGCGTTCACCTGCTCGCCGTAGTCGATCAGCTCGCTCAGCGGATGGTTCGTGAGCGCCGACTGCGTCGAGATCACGATGCCGAGCGGCTCAGAGCGACCGCCCTGCGAGGTCGAAAGCGTGTCGAGCAGCTCTCGCTTCTGCGACTGCGCGAGCTCGTCATAGATCCACAGCGACGGCGACATGCCGTGCTTGGTCTTCGCGTCGCTCGACAGCGCCTCGTAAACGCTGCCCTGGCCCTTGTCGTCGGGCGGCGTGCCGATCACCTCGATCAGCTTCTTGAACCGCTGGACGTTGCAGATCGCCTGCATCCACGGCGTTCGATCGATAATCGCTTCGATCTCTTCGAAGACCAACGCGGCCTGCTCGCGATCGTTCGCCGCAGAGCCGATCTCGCCGCGGTCCTCGGCTTCGGGCCCGAGGAGGTGCGCCAGCGCGATGCCGACGATCAGCCCGGTCTTCCCGTTCTTCCGCCCGATCGACAGCAGCGCCAGCCTGACCAGCCGCCGCCCGTCCTCCGCCTTCGGATCGTAGATCGCCCGAATGAATTCCTTCTGGAACTCGAGCAGCGCCATTTTCGAGCCGGCGAGGATGCCCTTCGTGACGGGCAAGTCCTCGATGAAGGCGATGACACGCTCGGCGCGGCTCAGCCCTTCGGCTTGCCACGGGAACGACGCCGGCCGTTCGGGCAATTCGGCTTTCGCCTTGAGGCCCGGCCGCGCGCCAGGTCCGCGCATCCCCATCGGAGCTACCGAGGAACGATGGTGTAGCTGTTCTGCCGATGCTTTCTGCGGCCGACGATAAACAGCGTCCACACCTCCCCAGCATCCTCTGGAATTTCGAATGCGTGAATGGCTCTGTGGGAGCGAAAAACAACCGACCCCGGCTTCAGATGTCGATCGCCCCACGGCGTTCGCTCGATCAATTTTCCCTTGAGACAGACGGTGATCGACCAGCGTGGGTGGTCGTGAAAGCTCTCAGGGGTATTCGGGCCAAGTCGCCAATGGTGCAGAAACGCGTTGACCGGCAGCCACCACGGGAGCGCGTTTGGTCGTTTGGCAGTAGGATCGGACTGCAGCTTTCGATCGAACCATTTGTCCGGCCACTCGTCTTCGCGGAAGAATTCGTAGCGCGTGAACAGATCATCGCCAGCGAATGTGACGACGTTCGCAACGTCCTTGGAGTGGGTCTTGGCCCAGTTGATGAGGCCATCGACGAGGGTCATTTTTCCTCCTCGCTGGCCGCACCCCACGGGTGAGCCGGGTCGATCGGGTTTCCCGCCGCGTCGCAGCCCTTCATCGGCTTGTCCGTTCGTGCCGCTCCGTGCTCGGCACCGCGAGCCGTCTTACGCGAGTGACACGGCCAGCATTTGCTCGAAAGCTCGTCGAGCTGTGGGAAGGCTTCGCCGCCGTCGCTGATCGCCCGTTTATGGTCGACCGCTTTGGCCGCCGTCACCATGCCGATCGTCAAGCAATCTTCGCAGAGCGGATCGCGCGCCAGCTTGGCCGAACGGAGACGCTGCCAGGCCGCCGTGTTGTAGGGCCAGTCGGCCATCAGCGACCCTCATTTTGAAATTAACTCTGTTTTTGAGCACCGGCGCGCTCCGCGCGGTAAACGCCGCAGACTTTTACCACCCCCTGCCTTGGGATGGGTGAGCGCCGGGGGATGGTGCTGCTGGCCAGCGATGATCGCTGAGGGCCAGATATGAAGACGCCCGCTCTGACCTGTTGGCCGGCGGGCGTAGCTTCAACGAATAGCTGCGTTATCGTTTAAGGGTGCACCGACTGTCAACTGGCATTTAGCCAAGCCTCCAACGGTACGCGATCTGATCAGCGATGAACTCGCAGATGGCACGGGCTGATGCCTCGGCGCCCTTGTTCTTGAAGCCGAGACGGGATCCCGCGACACCTGCCGCTTCGTCATACAGCACGACCATCTGCCAGCAATCCTTCCACTTGGGGTTGCAGAGGCTGAAGATGTCTTTGTCGACCTGGTCGAGGAACTCCTTCGCTTCGATCTGGCTGTCGATGAACACGGATGGATCGGCGGGGATGCCGCGAATGGTGCCAGCCACATGGTAGTTGGCGATGACGCGCTGCTCGGTACCGAAGCGCAGACGGTACGACCAGCAGTAGAGCGAGATCGCCTCAGTCTGTCCGCGGGTCAGCGCGCCCGCACTGAGCCATCGCTCGACGGTTGTGCCGGCCCGGTTGCGCAGGACGCGAAACGTGCGGTTGCGCCCGTGCCCAAGCTCGTTGTTGAGGTCGACGATCGTCTCGTCGGCGTAGTCGCCATGTGCTGCAGCGAAGCGATTCACCGGCGGCTCCTGGACGAGCGGCTGCTTGGGCGCATTTGCCCGTCGCTGCTTGCGAGCCCGTGAACGCTTTGCACCCATATCACCCTCCCCTGACGCATCACCCACCCGCCACCGATAGTCGCTTGGCCACTCCGCTCGCCAATGCCTAAGCATCGGCGCTCGTGACAGGCAGCCCACCGCCGAGCTGATCGAGCCGCATGCCGCGAACCGTGCTGTCGAAGCGCTTGAGCGACTTCGTTGGCGAGGCGTCGCGTTTGCGTGCTTTGGCGATGGCGGACAGGATCAGCTCGAGCGTGCAGCCCAAAGCCAGCCAGCCATTGATTATTGAAATTCCATTCTGCCGCTGCGTGTCGTTCGCTGCGCGCCAATCGGCGGCTCGGCAGACGTACTCGAAAGCGAGGTGCGGATCGGTGATGCCCGGCGGCGGCTTCTCGTGCACGTGCACGCGCGAAGGCTCAGGCTTTGGAATTGAATCACTAAGGGCTGGCTTAGACTCAGCCTTTCCCTTTACTGTCCCTGTCCCTCTCCCTTGCATTGCCGCGTCCGTGGCGCTGGCATTGCCATGGCTATGCCGTGGCATTGCCGTGGCAGTACCGGATGACTGTCCTTCGGCATTACCCCAACGCTTGTTCGCGCGCTCTCGCTGGGCCAGCCTGTGCTTCCATGCTTCGGTCGCTTTCTCGGCCACGACAGGGTGATAGAAGCGGCCGTCGCTGCACTTGATCCAGCCGCGCAGCGCCATGTCGCGCAGCTTGCGCCAACGGCCGCAGGCGCCGGACAGATGGGCAAGAACGCGATCGTCGTCCGGCAGGCTAGCCGCCGGAACCTGAAGCCATGCCTTGCACCATAGCGCCAGCGCGGCCTTGAATTCTTCGCCAGTGGAAAGCGCGAACAGGTCACTGTCGAGCACGCGAACGACGTCCATGGGCATGAACGGCAGTCCGCGCAGATCGCAGTCAGGCGGCGTGAGAGGATCGGGGAGGCTCATCATCCACGCGCCTTCTGCCGCGCTGCGTGCTCGACCTTGGCAATGGCGAGAATTGATGGTCGAATCTCGGGCGCGGCGTCGTCGAACGCCAGGACTCGGCGATAACGGTTTCCTCCTGCAAGGCGCGGCAGCAAAGAGCGCGAAACGACCTCCCAATTAGACGGGTGCGTATTGAGCTTGTCTCCGTCCAGGCATTTGAGCACGTGGCCTTTCGGGATCGAGCCGTTCGCGGCCTCCCATTCGATCAGATGAACCGCTCGCCAGCGCGATTGAAGCGGCATTCCGTCGTGAATCTTGCGCTCGATGTAGCCGTCCTTGCTGACTCGTTCGGTGCCAATCGGCTTGTAAAGCCTGATCGCCACGCCTCTGCGCTCGCCCTTCGTGAACTGCGTTCGCCGAGCGTTCGGATGATTGCCGCCGCGCCCTGGCTCGCATTGCTTGCCTTTGTTGTGGGGTGCTTGCCCCTTTTCGAAGCAGCCCGTTCGGCCAGTTTTCCAGCCCTTGCGCTTTCTGAGGGCGCGCAGGTTTGCGTCGGACACATCATCACGGCCAAAGCGCCCGCGGAAGGCGCGGCCATAATCGCCAATCACCATCAGGCGGTTAGCCTCGAGCCACGCCGATTCCTCGGCGCTGTAGATGATCTGCCGGCCCTTCACGCCGCGTCTGAAACTGGCCTTGGAGCCGGCTGCTCGAGCATCGTCAGGTGCGGCTTGAAGCGGTCTCCGTGATTGGCGAGGATAGTCACAGCCTTCAGCTGCAGATCGGCATTGCGAACGATTTGGTCGGCGACGGCCACGACGGCGTCAGCGCGCTTCACTTCATCCGTGATCTGCTCGCTCGTTAGATCCTCGTCGGAAAGCCGCTCGAGCTGAGCGAACAGGTGGTTGTTCAAGTCCGTCAGCTTGTTTTTCATAAAATCCCTCCTGTCGTGTGATCGCCATATTCCCGCCGCAGCTCATCGAGTCGCGCCTGCAGTGTCTGACCAGGCCGCCTCGTCTGCCGTGCAAGCGCGGACAGGTATCGGATCAGGTCGACGTCCATCAGTTCCGACCTGCATCCGGCGTGGAGGACGCGGTTCATAGCTCGACCGCCGTCAGCTCGAGCCGCGGGCGCGAGGAATAGAATTTGTCGACGGTCAGGCTGACGACCTGGCTGTCGTCGCGCCACACGATACCGTTCAGCGCGTCGATCACCTTGGCGAAGTTGTCCACGTCGGGCTTCGTAAGCGGGCGCAGTTCGCCGGTCTCAGCGAGCGGCCCTTTCGCCTTGTGCTTCGCGATTGCCTGCGGCGTCTGCATGAAAGCGCGGATCTTGACGCTGAGCGCGCCTTGGAGCTGCGGAAGCGTGAACAGCTCCATGTGCTCGGCGGCCTTGAGCCTGATCAGATCCTCATAGCGCCGCGTTTTAGCAGGAGTGAAAGCGCGAGCGAAACCGCCCCGTGTCGTAACGCGAGGGCGCCCCTTTGGCACTGGCGGACCAGGCACGACGATGCGAACGCCCGGATAGACGTCAGGCAAGGAAAGAGGCGCCAGCGCGAGCATCTAAGCGGCCATCGCGTTCGCGTAGCGCTTCAGGTCGCGCTGCAAGATCGGACTGCGCGGCTCGCGCATGTTCTGGAATTTCTGCCGGATGCGCCGGCGCTCGGCGCTCGTCGCGTGCCGTTTCAGAGGCGCCGGGAATGTCGCGATGATCAGTTCGATTTCTGGCACGATCGTGAACCATTCCCCGCGAACGCGATGTTCTGCGAACCGGCGATGAAGCCCGCGCTCCTCGGCGTAAGAGCCTTGCATGACGGCTTCGATGACAATTTCTACGGGGCTTGCGGTGCTCAGCTTGTCCAGGCGATCATAGGGATCGTCGGCGCATCCGATCTTCACTAAGCCGACTTGGCGGGCGGTGATGAAATAGACGCTCATGCCGCAAGCTCCTGCGGCGCTGGCATCGGTAGGTTCAGCGAGCGCTGCCTCGCGCGGAAAGCCTTCTCGGCTTCGTCCAGGTTGTAGATCAGCCGATCCTCGAGCTCGGGAAATTCGGCGGTGAGTTTCAGCCAGCACGACGCGGGCATTTCCGTGTCGGTGCAGATGTAGGCGTGCACTGACTGAGGCTCGCGCTCGATCAAGCGCCCGATCTTCTTGAGCGTCATGTCGGCCCGCGAGTTTTTGAAGTGCA